AATGACTTGATTCATTATTACGAGAGAGTCGAGCAATCATATCCTCCCAGATGGGGATACAGAAACGGCAACTCAGCTATAGAATTGCAGGATAGTGATTACGATTTCTTTACAGTAGATAGAAAATACGGATACCTGTATGTCATGTATCCTCATGTCGCAAGGCATTTCGCGGAAGCAGTAATGTCTGATGACCCTCATGGAACGATTGAACCACAGACTCTAGCGCGACCAAACTTTTTCTGTTGGCTGGGATCAGATATGATAGTTGAGGACAAGTTTATGCGCCGCGCAAAGAACTTTATTGATAAATATGATTTATCTTATGAACTGACAGATAAGACATTGGCAGTAGGGTACATCCCTTTTGCAAGACTGAGAAAGGATGTGCCCAATCTACAAGAGAAATTGCAATGGATCAAGTGATTAATTCCGAATGGTCAAACACTGTATTGACATGGTGTTGCATTCTAGTTATAATGATACACTCAATTAAACGGAGATAGAAAATGGGTATCACAGAAACACGCGATGAACTAATCGCTCTACTACAGGCTGGTGAAGTCACGATCAACTTCCAAAAAATGGATGAAACTGAGAGAGAATTTGTTGCTACATTAAAAGAAGGTGATGTTCCTGCTTTGACTGAAACAAATGATTCTAACGCTGATAAAAAGAAGCGTGACGATCAGATTGTGGTATGGGTTCCTGCATTGCTTGGTTGGAGAACGGTCAAATTAGACCGAATCAACTCAATTACTGCTTGACATTAGACTCCTGTTACTATATAATACATAGTAACAATCAAAGGAGTCCATCATGGCACGACAAAGACAAGAACCAGAGCAGAAAAAGGTACGCAAAAAACGCAAGCCGATGACTGCTGAACAAAAGGCAGCTGCCGTTGAACGTCTAGCTAAGGCTAGAGCAGCGCGGCAAGCTGCTAATCCCCCTCAGTACAAAAACATTCACCCTAAGGTCCTTGCATTGGATGAAGACGATGCGCTCTCATTCAACAAGGTCCGTGAGTGGATCAAATTCAACAAAGATTTGCTATCATCTCACAGGCGCGAGATACGATCAGGAATAAAAGGTGCTGAAGCTAAGGCTGCATCTGTTTCTGCCTACATCAATGCTATGAACGCATATTTGCAAGGCGGTGATTGGATTGATGACTATTACGGCAGAGACCGAGAGCATAGAATGTCATGGCGATCTGTTGCTATGGCATACTACCCTGATGGCGAACCTAAACGTACTAAAGGTGTCTATTATCCTGATGTAGGATATGTCTGGGGTGAGCAGCCTGAAGGTCTTGAGGAGTTAATGGCATGATAGTAGTAGATTTCAATCAAACCGCGATTTCGACCTTCATGGGCGAGATTCGCGGCAGAACTGATGTTGAGGTAAATGTACCTCTGTTACGACACATGATCTTGAATGCCATACGTGGATACAAGACTAGGTTCGGCAATGAGTTTGGTGATCTTGTCATCGCATGCGACAATCGACACTATTGGCGCAAGAAAGTGTTCCCTTACTACAAGGCCTCCCGCAGAAAAGTGCGCGACGATTCAGGCTTTGATTGGCCTAGCATCTTTGAAGCACTGAACGCGATACGCAATGAGATAGATGAGTTCCTACCTTACCCTGTGATCGATGTAGATGGTGCTGAGGCTGACGATGTTATCGGCGCACTAGCGGCGTACAGTCAAACCGCTAAAGAAGGCGTGTTGTTCGAGGAAGCTGAGCCGTTATTGATTATATCTGGTGACCATGACTTCAATCAATTGCAGAAGTGGCCAAACGTGCATCAATACTCACCTGTCAAGAAAAAGATGATAAAGATTGAAGAATCGGCACATGCTATTTTGATGGAACATATCATCCAGGGTGACAAGGGTGATGGTGTGCCTAATATCTTGAGCGACGATGATACCTTTGTCACTGATAAGAGGCAAAAGCCAATTCGCAAGGTTCTATTAGCTGAGTGGAAGAAGATGTCACCCGAGGATTTTGTGACAGGTGATATGGCTGCTGGCTATGTGCGCAACAAGCAACTTGTAGATCTAAGCATGACTCCAGCGAATATAAAGGAAGAGATTATATCGTCATATCAACGGCAACTAAATAAAGATAAGGGGCAACTCTTAAATTATTTTATTAAATACAAATTGAAAGGCATGATTGATGTCGCGGAGGATTTCTAATGGCAATTATTGAGAGGAGGGAGTATCATCAAATGACATGCTACTTCACCTATGAAATTGCAGATGAGGATATCATTGAAAGATGGGGTAGCGTGAGTGCCCTAGAGGATCTACTGGCAGAGTATGATGATGATGCCGTCGAGTGGATGTGGGATTTTGGATATGATCGCTATGATGATCTGTGGACAGATCGAAAGGGTGGTTATGAAATTGATTGGGAGATAAAACCAGATGAAGTTTAGACAAGTGGACGAAGGGTTTGAATGGGTATTCAAAGCTGAAGGTGTAGACGCACAGGTAGCAAGGCTCAAGCAATGGGCAGAAAACAACCAGACCTTGGTGTCTATCGTGCGATGGGGTGTTGGAGCGCAAAAAGTTGACTGGGGGCTGCCCAGCGGTATGCCAGATACAATCAAACTGGATGAAGATATCCCTGCAGGAATGAGTGATACAACTATCCAGATGGAATGGAGACGTATAAATGCATTCTCTGATCCTAATGGCAATATGCAAAAGCTGGTTGATTGGAAGCGAGAGGCTAACTGGATGCAGGTATTGGAAGGCTTACATCATATGGAAGCTAAGTGGTTGACGGCTGCTAAAGACGGGACGCTGCTAGAGCTATGTCCTCAGTTAGAGACTCTGTTGCCCGCATTGGGTATAGAGGAGTATAATGTACCTGTAAAAAAGAAACAGCGAAAGAAAAGGTCTCCAAAGAAATCAGTCGCCTAGTCAGGGCGATATGGGTCATAGTAACGACCCCATTGCCAATCCGCTGGTAGATCAAATCCATCGAGTTCAACCAGATGCATTTTACCAGTGGGTTCGACGCACCACTTTCGCTTAGGTCTACTGTAGGCTGATTCACGAATCTTGCGTATTGTAGAAGGCTTATGCTTTCTACCGTACATAGGGTTAAACTCACCTCGACGGGTGCCTTTCATAGTCTTGGATACTTTATCTCGGAACTCCTGACTGCGCCCTTTCTGCACTGCTGGGTGATTCTCTCCTAGCTTGGCTTCTCTAATACGTTGTCTTCCTTCTGGAGTGTGCCAAGCTGTCCTGTCTCTACAGCGGTCTACAATAGGAAGGTTTTGCTTGTTAGCAATGATCACATAGTCTCGCACACCTTCTACAGTGGACTGCTTGATGATCATCTCGCGTGGCTTGGGGACCTCTTGTAGGGTGTTTTCATCGACAATCCAGTACTCGGATCGCGTCAGGAAGAGAAAAAACCTGCTTGCTCTAGCCATATTGTATATACTCAAATCAATGGTTATTGCATATTTATATAACAAAAGGATCTAAAAAAAGGCGAAAAAAAGGTTGCGAAGGGCACCAATATAGCATATAATAGTGTTTCAAAAGTCGAGTTGAGAGAGAAAATATGAAAGAAGTTGAATTGGTAGGTCTAGAACGTCTTCTCCAAGAGTTTGTTTTCGAGGAATCAGTTCCTTGTTGGGAAGAACTTTGGGAAGCTCTGCTGACTCTAGGCTGCTCCGAGTCTCAGGTTCTTAGAATTTCAATTGCTGCGATGCGGAGACTATAAGAATGCCGTTTTATACTTATGCTGAGGCGCCAATAGGCCAGTTCACTGAGAAGGAACGAGGCAACTACTTTGAGTATAGCTTCAACGAGGAGCAAGTATTTGAGGGATATGAATTCCCTCATAGGGTCTGGGTCGGTGGTCTGGGACATGGCTATCGCTATGCTCTTGTCAGGAAGACTGTTGCTTACATCGTCATAGACGAGGACGAGTACGGCAAGCCTGTCACTGAAAAGTGGCAACTGAGCAAGCATACTCCTTACGAGGTGCTCGAGGTGACTAACCCAGAGCTTATTCTAGACCCTTCTAAGCCTGCTTATATGATCAAAACGTTATAAGCATATAACAAAAGGTTCTAAGAAAACGTGATAAAAAGGTTGCGTTTAGGGTTAGATTGTCTTATAATAGTGGTTCAAAAGTTGAGAGAGTAAAGTTATGCGATATACGAAAAAGGAATTTCTTCAGGTGTTAGAGACTAAACTCAAGTCTGAGGTATGCCCTATTCGCATCGCACAACTTGAAATGAAGATATTCAAAATCAAGATGGAGATGTCCGGTTTGGTGTAAGGTTACGGCAGGAGCGCGGCTGTGTCGATACCGCGTGGGACTATTTGTTTTTTATTGTTAGGATGTGAATTTTATGGCTTATATATCAGCAACTGAAGTTAAGGCGATTCGTGAAGAACTCAAGAAGGAGTTCCCAAAGTATCGTTTCTCGGTTCGTAAATCATCTGGCGGGTTAGCCGTTTCCGTCTCTCTCACTAAAGGGCCCAAGGGTCTGCTAGAAACTGTCGGTGAGCAATTCACTGGCTCTGGTTTTCAGTCTATCAACCACTATCATACGAAAATGTATGGCGAGTACAAGGGTCTGTTTGACAAGATCCTTACCACTATCAAGTCTGCCCCTGCTAAAGTGGGTCGCGGTTGGTATGACAACTCCGACGCAATGACCGATTACTTCGACACTGCCTTCTATATACATATGGAAGTAGGCCGATACGGCAAAGGGTACACAACGGTTTAGGAGATACAATGAAAAAATTAGCAATTGCCGCGGTAATCATCGCGGCTTTAGGTGTTTCACAATCAGTAGAGGCTAGTAGCACTAGTGACAAGGTTGCTATCGGCGTTACTGGCATCCTAGTTGGTAAGTGGTGGAGCGACAGGCAGTCGTATAGTCCAGCGTACTCTGGCTATGAGGAATACTCTAGCATGGGTTATTACAGTTCCTCAGGCACATGGTATCCCTTTGATAAGCGGTACCCTCGTTTCAGATGTCGAGGCAACCGCATAGATTGTGCATACCAGATGGGTGTGTATGAGCGAGAACGCGCAGCCTTTAACGAAGCAAAGCGTCAGGCGTATGAGTGCGGCAGATGGGGCAGGTGCAAATGATTGTACTAACCGACATTGACGGATGTGTCCTAGACTGGGAAGAGGGCTTTACAGTGTGGATGGGACATCGCGGTCATACTCAGATTCCTGGACACAAGGAGCACTACGGCATCGACACTCGGTATGGCATGGAGAAGTCGTTGTCAAAGAAACTAGTCGAGCAATTCAACTCTTCGGCTGCAATAGGCTTTCTTCCTCCGCTCCGTGACGCGCAG